TGTCGGACATTCCCAATGCTCATACTTTGGTTTAGTATCAGCAGGATATCGAATTGCTACTATCTTACTAGCATTTGCTTTCATGCCCACTTTATAATGTTTACTTGCCAATGTCTTTCACCTCACTTTTTGGAATTACCTGATAAGCACCCTTGTTATAAGCGATACTTACAGTATATTGTTTACTAATTTCTTTTTTATACTCGACACTTGGAGGAGGAGTATATTCGGTAGGTTTTGCACTGGGGTAAAATTTCTTATCCACAGGCGTTACCATAGCACCGCGCTGTTCCTTTGCCCATTTATATTCTCTGCGTTTAGTTTTACTCCAACCTATCGCTTTTTTACGCTTACGACCATGTCTGTCGTAATTCATACTACCTCTAATTATCATTATTATATCTCTCCTCCAAATTGATGCCGTTAATTTTGCAAAGTTTATTGAGTAATTCTTCATACTCAATAGTTAAATCGACTACTAAATCGTTTAAATCTTCGAGTTCCTGCAGCACAATCTTTATTTCATTTTCTTGTGCTACAAGCAACTCTCTAAGTTTATCACTTTCTGTGACCAGAGGAAAAGGGATAATCTTTGCCATTACCCTTTCCACCTGTCGTTTCTGTCATCAAAATACATATAGACTAGAAACATTGCTGTTAGAAGTATTACTGTTAAGTCCACTGTAATATACCTCCAAGCAGTATTAGTCCAAGCACTGTATATCCTGCGATTAACAGTGCCCACTCTAACGGACTGTCGCTGTCAAAATCGTCAAATATTGCATTGAGAATTTTCTTCATTTGCCTTGCCCCCTGTATTTTTTGTATGAACGCTTTTTACTTTTGTTCATATTTATACTGAAAGTGCCACGACCATTTCCTTGTGATGTTTTCTTTTTATGTGATATATGCACATTACCCCATGCCTTCATTACACACTCTCCTTAGATACCCACTGTACCTTGATGCCTCGTCTAACGAGTTCGTTTAGACACTTTTGTCTTTGCTTCGGTTTTACACTTGATTTGTTAATCTCAGCGAATAACTCCTCTTTTGGTGTATTTTTTAAGTAAAAGTGTTGCACTGGCAGTTGTGATGCTGGAACACCTCTCTTATAAACTTTTTGTGATGGTTTAAATTTTGCTGGCATTGTGCCACCTCCTGTAAATAAAATTGTTAATATAAGTGTGGAGTCTGTCTCATACTCCACTGCCCAATCTCCGTTTGGGGACGCCACACTCATTAATCTAGGAAAATGTGGTTTCCTTTTTCTTTTGATACATATATTATATACGCTTTTTAAGTCTGTGTCAAGAACTATTTTTTGATAGGTAGGAAATTTTGAATGTGTACTTTATGTGAACCATAAAAAAGGGAGTAAGGCATGCCACGCTAAAGTTGTGTTGCTTCCTTACTCCCCAAAACGTTTTTGAGTTTTTGTTTAACCACTGTGGTGTCTCGGCATTTTATGACACACCTGTCACAGCATTGTAGTATCAGGGTTGATGTGATTTGTCGTATATACGCTTCCCTCTCTTTACTACTAAGTTGCTTACTGCCCCCAATGTCCCTACTACTCTGCTCCCGAAGGCGTCTGTGTGGGTTCTCTCTTCGCAGTTAAGCATGAAGTTCCTACTACATCTATCATGGGCGATGACCTAAGATGTAAACTTCTTTCCCCTCCTTATGCTACTTGCTTCGTTCAACCTATGCTCTCATTACTTGATGGTAATTTGCCGTTCTTATGGTAGTTCAAATTACTCGCACACTGAAGTTTAATTAATAGTGTTTCACGATAAGGTGCTTGGTTTGACAGTTAAAACTGAATCGCCCCAAGACTATGCTCTCGTTACATTCGCCGCGTTTTCTATTTATGTGGAACTCCTCGTCAGATTATAAGCAATGCTTCCTCTGAATTACTGGTATGAACTCACAAAGCGTGGTTTCGTCACTCTACCTGATGTTATAGTCGCATCTGGCGTCAATCACTGTGTAATTTACTGTTTTACTTGTGTAATTTACACTAATCCTCAAGGTTTTATACTGTCGACACAGTGCTGAAGGGGCGACTCCGCTACGCTACTTACCACCAGTGGACCATCTGTGCGAACACTCAGGTTTGGAATTACTGATAAGGGTAGTTGCTCCACTTTTTAACCGACCAGTTAATCGGGTATACACTCACTTTTCTTGCGTGAAATATCTCTGTATACGAGTATCAAACCGACGTACATTGCTCTCCTTAACGCGCCCTTACAATGTATAAAAAGCATACGGCGATATTTTATGTGATGCCTCACTTGGCGACTCCTTTTCTGGGCGAGTGCCATTCCGTAATTATTCCTTTGTGCCGAATAATGTTGCGTTGGTTGTCATTCTTTCTTTTTTGAATATAAGTATATTATACCCAATGTTTAACCTCTTGTCAAGAAAAATTTTGAATTATTTTCTCGAAGGTGGGGTTGAGTGAACAGTTAATCTAGTGTTGCTACCATCAAATTGGTCTGTTATCACTCCTGACACTCAACCCAAATGGGTGTGTTGAAAGTTCCTCGTTGCTTTCCCACTCAGTTGATGATAAAATCTCGGTCGGTGGTTCTGTTCGCGTTGATTTCCTTTGCGTTTTTCCCTTTTTTGAATATAAATATATTATACCCACTTTTTTCACTTTTGTCAAGAAGAAATGTGAATTATTTTCTCAACTTGGTACTCCGTAGCAGAGTCGAACTGCTGTTGCATGGATGAAAACCATGTGTCCTAACCACTAGACGAACGGAGCGTGGTCATTTTGAGAAGGGCAGAGATACTTTACAGGTCAGGACTCGAACCTGCTACTTTCCCATTGGATGTGCTTCCGTAGACACTTCTGTAAAGTAGATACCCTTTTCAAAATGGATTACTTAGGGTAATCACTCCTTGACGATTACTGAGCGATTGCGTCAACCAATCTTTGTAGGTCTTGCTTACCTGCTTTGACAAGAGTAGGAAGTTCGATACCGAAGTGTTCTTGAATTGTTGACACTAACTCTGCTTTAGCAACTACTGGTTCGCCAGATTTAGTTGTTCTAGGTTGAGCAATGTAAACACCTTCTCTTGATAACTTTGCTATGATACTTCTTGTTGTTTTGCCAAGTGTAGAAGCAAGTTCGTCTACTGTTTCCCTTGTAGGGTTTTCTGTGTATGCTGCAGTCATTTGTGCAACCATCTCGTCTGTATAATTTTTTGCGTTTGCCATTTTCTTTTTTCTCCCAAATAAAATAATATTATATACGCTTTGTTTAGTTTTGTCAAGGAATTTTTTGAAAAACTTTGAATTTTTTTGTTTTGATTTTTTCATTTTTTTCTCCTTTCGTTATAAATATATTATAACCGCTTTGATTAGTCAAGTCAAGAAGAAATTTGAATTATTTTACCAAAACCACTTCTTTTTCTTCGCAGTGTTTTCTAATGCTTTTAGTTCGCCTTGCAGAGTATCGATTTGTTTCTCGATGTCCTTCTTCATTTTTTGGTGTAATAAGTTATCTTCCTCATCTCTCCACCACTTTCGTATTAAGTCCCATGCTACAGCAGGTTCTAATTCACTAGTCCACTGCTTATCGTTAGTCCACATTCCCATCATATCTCTCACTTTGAGCACTCCTTTGCTATCAACTGTAATGTCGATACCAAATTCACAGTACTCTGCGTGTTCGTGCTGAGTTTTGTGCATTATGTCTAAAATGTCCTGTGGTATTTCTAGTATTTGCATTTTTCTCCTTTTTTGTATGAATATATTATATCCGAAGTGTATACGCTTGTCAATAAAAAATGTGATTTATTTATAAAAAATCAGGTCGGAACTTCGGGGGGCGGGACGCGAAACCACCTCGCTTCGCTCGAATTAACGCCAAAAAACGCAAAATTTCGTCAAATTTCTCTTGACACCCGCGCAAATCCGTGATAAAATATAAAGACCTTGAAAATACCCGCCATCACTTTAGCACTTCACTTTCGCACTTCGTTTCGATACTGCACTGGCGTGTCGGCGCGGTGTGTCGGGGTCAAAAGCGTATGCCTAAAGGCTTTGCGGGGTTTGGAGTGGTTGGAGAGACTTGCGAAGCGAAAAAGTTGCAAAAAAATTAAAAAAACCCTTGACCCCGCTTTCAATGTGTGGTAAAATCGGCGCGAAGTGCTGTGGATAACCTGTGGATAAAAAAGATTAAATAAATTTGCTGTGGCTATTGACATGGTCGACCAAAGCGCCTATAATATTACCCATAGTCAAGGAGAAAGAAATGAAAAAAGTAGAAAAAGTAAAAAAAGTAGTAAAAACAAAAGCAACATTAGTTGCAGAATTAGAGCAAATCGTAAAAGTCAACAAAGGTTTCTTAAATTCGCTAGAAAGAGCTAATGCAGAAACAATCAAAAGATTAATCGACATTTGTTCCTAATCAAGAACCCGCTTCGGCGGGTTTAATTTTTTTAAAAATAATTCTTGACAAGAGCGGAAAAGTGTGCTACAATAATAGGGTGGGGGGCGGGATAGGCTCGCGTTGCGTCAGAGACTTGTGGATATCCTGTGGATAAGTCGCTCCTTGACAGAAAGACTTCATCATATCACTACTGCACTGGCTTTGGCGCTGCGCGCATTTCATCACATCACTACTGCACTGCGGTCGGCGCCTTCGGCGCAATCCCAAATGAGAATGAGAATCATTATGAGAATGAGAATCATTCGCATTTAGAATTTGGGCAAAAAAATAGGGGCAACCTGTTTCCAAGTCGCCCCCTATAGATTTACATTTTCACCCCACAATTAAGATTCCATTCTTTAGCATTGAAAGTAATTGCCCCCATGCTCGACAGTTGAGCAAGATTGCTTTCATTGTCGTCATAGAAATATTTTTCAATTTTCCGAAATGGTTTCAGATTGAAAAAAGGATTTAAAAGATTTCTCTTTAGTTTCCAATCTGTCATGGTTTCCCCAACAGGTCTTGATTTAACATAATCGTAATAAATCCCCATTGAGTGGATATATTCCCAATCATGCTTGTTCAATTCCCTAGCTGTGCAAAGTATAATTATATCGCCTTGCTTGTAGTCGTGAACAAGTTGCCAATATAAAGGCAAAAGCGAATCAGCAAAAATATTCTCTTTTGTGTTATTCGCTTTCCAATGCTCTAGGTCAAGAATTCCATTCTCGTCATGTTTCGCCCTATGGCTAGAATCTATAATCGTTCCATCTAGGTCATAGATTCTGATCTTGGGATTCAGTTTATAGAATCGATCAACAAAGTTAGTCTTATTTCTTAACATGATTACCCCCAAATATAATGCCTTGCTATATTAGTTGCTTGAGCAATAAACATAACAATAGTTAAAAACATTAGCTTTCTTTTTTCTTGCGACCAAGCTACCCAATAGATAGCTAAGTTTCCTGAAAAAATGAAAAACCATGCATATTCAAAGGGCAGGGGCAATAGCCCCTGTATCCCTATTGCAATACAGAAAGTTGAAATAGTAAAAACAAGATTCTGAATTCGCTTCAGTTTTAATGAGTGCATATCTTCAATTTTCATTTTTGCTATTCCATATATTTGATTGCATTGTAAAGAAATTGGATTTTACCAATTTCTTATACACCTCTACACCCTCGCTTATTGTATATGGTTTCTCGCCATGTTTGTGATGTTCTACATTCACAGCAGTAAACCATTCAATAAATGTTGGCGTATTATCGTCAAAGTTTAATTCTAATTGTTTAGCCATTATTTACCCCCTTGTAGTGCTAATTCAATTTGTGTTGGCGTGTCTGATACCTTGCCACGTCTTTGTTCTAGTCGCTTGGCAACAGATACACCCTCTTTAATATTCTTTAGTGATACACCTCGAACATTGTTTACAAAATCTCTTTTGATGTTTGGTTTCCACCTTTTCCAAAAGTGAGCAAGTAAACGAAATTCTAAAAGTGAATCTCTCAAAGCTGTATGTTGTTCTTGAAAATAAACATCTTTATTTAAGTATCGCATACAGGCTTCAGCCGAATATTTAGGATTGCCCTTGTCAGTTCGCATTTGTTGTATGTCTATTTCATCTAAACCTTGAATAAAATTTCTATAGTTTCGATTCATAAACATAGTTCCTGCAATATCCATAAGGCAAAAATAGTCAACCCCTCTTGGCAAGTAGAAAGTCTTATCAGTCAGTTGTTGATGTGTCTTTCTGATAGTTCCTACCTTGTCGCCTGTTCCAATATCAAAATTGAAATTATAAGAAGTTAAATATTTAACATTCATAGAGTGCATATAGTCTTGCCATTCCTCAACAATTTCTTTCCATTTCTTAACCTTATGGAAATTGTCAAAAGCGTCATGCAAAGCGTTTCTCATAGATGAGTTATAGCCATAGGCTTCCCCCTCTTTGTTTCTATGTAAAAACATCTCTATGTTTTGCATTACCTCTTTAACGTAGTAGTCCATTTTGATTACACGAAAAGAGTTCTCTTGCTCTATATCCCCAATCGTTGCCCCAAAATGAAAAACCATTCTAGGATTCTTGGATATATAGGTACATTCAGTATCGACCACACAGGCAATAGTGCCTGTGTGGTTATGAGTATTAACCATTATTTAACCCCCTCAATTTTCACACCCTTAGATGTTAAGTATTGAGCAAGTTTAACAATGTCATCAGCGTTAGCCCTGTCGAGTGCCGACAGTTTTAAACCTGTTGCTTTGTTAATCTCAGTTTGCATTGCAGATTTAGTTAATTTGCTAAATCCCTCTTTTTTATTATCAGCCATAATTAGCCCCTTATAAAAATTGGCGTTGCTTTGAAATGGGGGCAACGCCTAGCCCCAAGAATGACAACCTAGCCATTCCTTAACCTTTGTTTCAAAGAACGAATATGATTTCTAGCTATATTCATTCTTTTGTCAAAGTCTTTGAGTTGATTACCGATAACCTTAGTAATTTTAGTTTCCTTACCTAGTTTAGCAATAAACAATTCCTTTTCTTTTTTGATTGAAAGCAATTCATCTTCAGCAGTATGTTTTGCTTTCAATAACATCATATAAAATTTAGAGTTCATAATGTCCCCCTGTTAATATTTGTTTTGTTTTGCTTACCCTGTCGCAACAGTCCAAGCTAGGAATTTTCTAACCTCTTTGTGTATCGCTTTACGCCTTTCGGGTGCGAATCGGATTTCGCCGATTGAGATTGTGAACGTGTTTCCCTCTCTAGTTATAATAATTTTACCAAAATCACAGCGATAAGCAATAGATTTAACCAAACATTTTATAAATGTTTAGGGGCAAACATAGGGGGGTTATTAGACCACCCAAGCTCTAAATTTCTCACGCCCCTCTACACGTACTACTTTGGAAAATTTGACGGATTTGTAAAAAACGCAGAACTTTGCATCCTGACGATGCTCGCATAAATAATTCTTGACTTTGGATAAAATTTTTGGTATAATTCATGTATGAATGAGAACTTTAAAGAGTGGGCGGAAGTTAATCAACCTTTCGAGCTAAATTATCAAAAATGCTACAACTACAGAGACTTTGATGTTTTTGAAGAGCAATGGAATGACATCTTTTTAAAATTTGGCTTACACAAAGAATACTTCAATAATAAAGTATTATTAGACGTTGGTTGTGGCTCTAGACCCGCACTTTCTTATTTTAGTTCAAACAATGAAAAACATTGCATGGAACCTTTACTAGATGAACTTATACATATAGAGAAAAGTAAAGACCTTGTTTTTCCAGGCAAAACGAAGTGGCATAAAAAAGAAGATTTACCTAATACAAAAATTAAAGACTGGTTTACAGAAGAAGATTATAAGCTACACTCAGTACCTTATGAAACTTTAGTGCCAGAATTAGAAAACAAAGTAGACTTTCTACTATGTTGGAATGTATTAGACCACGGATACGATTGGAGACGCGGCATTAATAATATGACCGCTTATCTAAAGAAGGGCGGGTTACTACTATTAGGAACCGACTTTGAAGCCCACAAATATCATCTAGGTATAGACAATCCAGATGAATTAAATGAAGTAATAAATAATAACTTTAAAATAATTTCTCCCGAAATAGAAAAAGCAGAACAATGGGATAGAGATTATATGGTACTTGGACAAAAACTATGAAAAATGAAATCGCAACAAAAATGAGTCCAGAAGGATTAGAAATAGCGAACGCTTATTTAGAACTAGGTAACATACCAGCAGTATGCTTACGCCTAAAAATAGATGAAAATAAAGTTCAAGAGTACCTCGGTAAAAGAGAAATAAAACAATACATTGATCAAGTGTATTTAGACACAGGCTATCGTAATAGATTTAAACTAGCCACTGCACTTGACGATATTATAGAACACAAGCTAGAAGAAGCTGAAGAATCACAAATTTATACAAACAAGGACATAGCTGACTTGTTGCAAATGGCACACAAGATGAGAATGGATGAAATAAAAGCTATGGCAGAACTAGAAAAGGCTAAGGCCTCTAATATTAAGAATCAAACGAATGTACAGATTAATAGTGAATTACCTTTTGGTCAAGGTAATTATGGTAAACTAATGGAAAAATTACTTAAAAACTAATGTGCATACATTATATGAGATTATTAGAGGAGGAAGATATGATTACACTTAGTACTTTTGTGAACGGCGATTTAAGAGCCGATACATTTAGAAAAGATGGCCACTACGGAGCCATATTCTATGATAAACATGGAGAAAAAATCTCCGAAGAATTATACACAGGACATAGTGAAAGTTATGCTGAAGATGCAGCAGAAAACTATGTATTTGGAATAAAGAAAATTGGCGTACAGTAAAGAGGTAGTCGAAAGATTTGAACAAGTCTTGGCAAGTCCTAAACAATTTAATGTTGGACGCTTTGACCCAAACGACCCCACTGTAGCTACAGGAATGACAGGTGCACCCGCGTGTGGTGATGTCATGAAATTAGATTTGAAACTAGACCCAGGAAGTAATAGAATACTAGATGTTCGTTTTAAAACTTATGGGTGTGGTAGCGCCATCGCAAGTTCCACCATGTTTGTAGAAATGCTTAAAGGAAAAACTATAGAAGAAGCGAAATTAATCAAAGACAAAGATATCGCAGAAGCACTACAGTTACCTGCAATTAAATTACATTGTTCAGTTCTAGCAGAGGATTCTATAAGAAAAGCAATCCAAAACTGGGAGGAAAAATGTTCAGAAAGATACACAAAATCATGAAAGCAGGAAGATTAACTAAAGTTATAAAGCTTTTTATAAAATGATTGAGGTAACAAATGAGGCGTATACTAGACTTATACAGAAAGCGAGCCAACAGGAGAACTATGTTTTTAGACTTGGTCTTACTGGGGGCGGCTGCGGTGGTATGGAGTATAGTTTTGATTTTAACAGTGAAAATTATACAAATGATTTGGTACTGGATTGGGGGCGTATAAAATTTAGAATCGACCCTGAATCTGCGCCTTATTTGGAAGGAATGACACTAGACTACCAGATAACAGGATTAAACGAGCAATTCGTTTTTATTAATCCAAAGGAAGCCTATAGATGCGGTTGTGGAGAGAGCATTGGATTCTGAGAAAATATTTGAAAAATTGGAAAAAACACATCCAATGAAGCAAATTACTTATGCAAGTATAATACAGGTTTCTGTATTTTTTGGCATGCTTGGAATCTTCCAAGTTAACACATGGATATTTGGACATTAATAGCGCAGGTTGGAGCACCCATTGCGGCTGCTGTAGTCATGGGCGGTTTTATATTTCTCATAATGAAACAAATTATGGGAGGTGTAGTTGGACAAGTAAACACTTTAAAAATGTTTACAACTAGTCTAATTACTCGTGTAAAAACTATGAACAATGACATGATTCGTTTAGACACTAGTGTCAGTTCTGCACTAGAATTAACTCCAGATTTAGAAAGAATTGCAAGAGCAGAAAATTTTGTAGAAGACGGTAGTATTGATGTTAGAAGAGATTGAAGTAGTATTTATAAGTTGGGATGAAGCAAATGCTGATGAACACTATAACATATTACTAAAAGAATGCCCAACAGCAAAAAGAGTCGAAGGAGTACTAGGTATTGAACTTGCTCATCATAAAGCAGGTCTTCTTAGCCAGAAACCATGGACTATGACAATCGATGGAGATAATATAGTTCACAAAAACTTTCTGGACGATGTAGAAATACCGAGCCCTGATACGATGATTTCTTACACTGCTAAAAACCCAAATGGAGTTGAAAATGGAAATGGTGGAATAAAAATTTTTCCCACTAAGTTTTTAACAAAAGCAGTACCTCCAATGACAGCAGGAGAGTTTGTTTGGGATATAGAGTGTAAGTTTATAAATAAAAGTTTAAGTACTTGTGAATATGGCGACCACCAAGCGTGGAGAGTAGGATTAAGAGAAGGATTTAAATGTTCACGAGGTTGGAGAGGTACACCAGTTCCCTCCGAAAAAGTAAAACACGGAATACATTGGCCACATTTAATGCTTTGGTGTAACAAAGGAGATGAATGGTCAAGATATGGTGCTTTGTGTGGTGCAGTGATGTCTGTAAAAGATACTGCTACTATGTCGCAAATACAAGATTATACTTGGACGACTAGTTTAAAACCTAATGAAGTAGATATAAACAGAGCCGATTATATGGCAAGCTTTTTAAATGAAGCGTATGATATCCTACCTTCAGAGACAGGAATAAGAAATTGGATATAGTAAGTGCGATTCAACAATTTGGCTTCCCTATAGTGGCGATGGTCGGACTTGGATATTTTGTTTATTTTGTATGGACTACGATAACGCAAGTAATCAATCCAGCAATAAAGGAAATGCATATTACTTTAATAAAGTTAATAGACCAAATTCGTATGCTCGACAACGATATGATTCGTTTACAGCAAAAGGTAAACACCGTTTTACAAATGAAAGAAAATGAAAAGAAGCGAAAGTAAACATTGGTGGCCAGAGTTACTCGTAGTACTTTTATTAGGTACTATACTTGGCAATCAATTACAAGCCGATGAAATTAAATTTGGATTTAAAAATCCTTCATTTAGTGGTGTAGGTACATCTAGCCACTATCTCACTATTGACTCACAAGAGATGTCAAGAAAAGATGCAATTGCTGCAGAAATAAAAGCATTAAAAGAAGCTGCAGAAAGAGAGGAACAAAATAGTACTCTCGCAAGATTTATTAAAAACTTTGAAAGTAGAGTGTATGCACAGTTATCTCGTCAGTTGGTAGACCAGCTGTTTGGAGAAAACCCTGCTACGAGCGGATCATTTTTGTTATTTGATAATTTAATTACTTGGACTAGTGATGGAATATCAATAACTATGACCATATTTAATGAGGCAACTGGTGAGACAACTACAATCACAATCCCTATTGGCGATTTCGGTTTTCCTACTGGGTAGTTGTGCAAATTGGACACATTATAATTATGTGTCACCTTGTGTAACAAATCCAGACGGCGACTATAAAGATGTTATAAGCATTATTGGGAAAGCGCAATGCTTTTCTGGGGACGCTGTCGTCGAAAAACCAGTTACAGATGCAATTCAAAATGTTCCAATGCCGTCACGATATCCTGTGGTGGCCGTATATAAGTTTACAGATTCAACAGGACAAAGAAAGAGTGTTGATGGTATAGCTAGTTTTAGTACTGCCGTTACTATGGCTCCTGAAACATATCTCATTCGAGCACTCAAACAGTCTGGCTTTTTCAAAGTTGTAGAAAGAACTGGATTAGACCATCTAACCAGAGAAAGACAATTAATTAGACAGACTAGACAAAGTTTTAATGACGATGACGAGCAGCTTCCACTACTGTTTGCGGGTCTAATCATTGAAGGGGGTATAGTGGATTATAACACTAATTTATTAACTGGAGGTATGGGTGCTAGGTATTTAGGCATCGGTAATTCCAAGCAATATCGTGAGGATACCGTAGTGGTCTCATTAAGGCTAGTTTCTGTGAGCACAGGAGAGATCTTAATGGAAATCCTTACATCAAAGAAAATACTCTCTGTTGGAGTATCAAATGACTTTTTTCGTTTTGTAGCAGAAGGCACAAAACTCGTAGAGTTTGAAAGCGGAAATGCAATGAACGAGAGCAAATCTATAGCTGTACAAGCAGCAATGGAAACTGCAGTAGTACAATTGATTACAGAAGGCAAAGAGAAAGGGTACTGGAAGTACTGGGGAGAGAAGTAATGAGAATATTACTTTTACTACTATCCTTTGGATTAATGGCAGACAATGAAATTTATATAGACCAAACAGGTAACAATGTAAATATTGATATTGAGCAGCTTGGGTCTAGCAACCTTATTGGAGGTACAGACGCAGTGTCAGGAACGATGACAGCAGCTGTATTAAATGGGGGTACATGGACATTTGATATAAATCAAATTGGGTCTTCAAATAAATTTCTAACTGATGGAATATTTGGCGATAATTTTACTGGCTACTTTGAATTTAATGGAGACAGTAATGAGTTTGAATTTTCTATGGATACTACAGGTCTAAACACAGCAGACTTTGCAGATATCAATTTTGATATTACAGGTAGTTCAAATACTTTTGATTGGGACATCGCACAAGTGAGTGGAGCAAGTTATTTAGATTTAGACTTCATACTAGATGGCGATAGTAATGATTTTACATTTGACATAGATTCCGACTATTATACAGCATATATAGATATCTTTGGGGATAGTAATACAATGACTTTAACTAAGTCAGGATATGGAGCTTCATCAAGCGACGGTGGGTATTTTTACTTAGACTTAAATGGCGGTACAAATACTTTAAGTATAGAGCAAACCTCTACACTTGCACTTGATTGGCTTAAAATAGAAAGTGATGCGTCAAACAGCAATATTTGTGTTGTTCAGAATGATGGTGGTTCTACCACTTCATGCTGATATAGGAAGCATTACAGAACTACGCGGGCAAGGTGCTGTCATTCGTGATGACACCTTTCCTGCAACTTTAGAACAAGACATTCAACAAATGGATGATGTACGAACAGCTAATGGGCGACTTGGTATAACATTTATAGACGATAGTCAAGTTCGACTCACAGAGCATAGTAAACTAATAATTGATGAAGTAATTTTTGACCCGAATCCAAACAAGTCAAAAATGAATATGCAGTTTGCAAGTGGTACTGCTCGATTTATTACTGGTAAGATAGGACAGATAAATAAACAAAATATCAATATCAGTACACCAACTTCACAAATTGCAATTCGAGGAACAGACTTTACTGTTACCGTTGATGAATTCGGTAAGTCATTAGTGATACTCTTACCAGACGCTGACGGACTGCCCTCTGGCGAGATTGTAGTAGCAACTGCCTTAGGTCAGGTAACATTAAACAAACCGTATCAATCTACTGTAACTACCGTATGGGAACAGAGTCCTACTAAACCTGTTATCCTGGATTTATCACTAGACTTGATAGACAATCTTTTGATTGTATCACCACCGAAGAAAAATGAAAAATTGGAACAAACTGAAGGAGAAAATGGAAGTAGTAATACTATCGATGGTCTTCTTGATTTCGACGCTCTCGATTACGGAGAGCTCGACATGGATTTATTAGAAGAAGATTTCTCTTTTAATGAATTAGATATAGATTATCTAGCAGGAGACTTTTTAGAAGACCTGTTAGAAGTCATAGAAAAAATAGACGAATTAGATTCAGAAGAATTAGCATCTGTTGGCATCGCGCCAGTAGATATAAAAGGCACTACTTTCGGACAAGATTCCTCTACACAAATCACTACATTTGGTGACGCAGAGTTTCTCACTATAATGCGTCAAGTAAATCAAAGTGTTAGGCTAGATATAAATGGACAAACTGGATATAATATCATACTCGAGCAAGATGGTAAAAGTTATAATGTTGTCATTGGCAGTGGCGCCGATGTCATTATTAGCATACGACAAGGCTCAGGTTGAGGCAGATGCAGCCCTGATAAGAGCGTATGAAGAAGAAAGAAAAATATTCAAAGATTTAGAATGGCATAATGAAGCTACAACAGGTCAGTATGTCACTTTCTGGACTTTACAAACACTCGATGTTTATAGCACATATCGTGGACTTAAGTACGACTGTGTTCGTGAAATAAATCCATTTTTAGGAAGTAACCCAAGTATTGGGCAAATGGTTACTCACAAGACTATATTTTTAAATCCTTTTTATCTTCTACCAGGAGAAGGAGTGATTACAGAATATGATATGGAATGGATAAACATAATGATGGCAACCGTTGTTCACAATAATTACAAAGTATGGGATAGAGCGCACAAAAGATGTATCAGAAGATAATAACAATAACAATATTTATGGGAATCCTAATCTGGAATCCAGGTATCATGCAAAGACTCGAACTAATTGGTTACGACTATTTGATTATGAATACCGAACCAGTGCAAAATGAAAACATATTAATAGTTGATTTAGATGAAGACTTTATAAAAAATAACGGAGGTTGGCCATTACCAAGAAGTGTTTATGGAGACTTAATCACAGAAACCTCTGGAATATCTGGAATTACAGTGCTTATGCCAAATCCAGATATCCGAGGAGCACAGCAAGATGCGTATTTTGTACTCAGATTGCCTTACAAACCAACAGTCCTTGCTTCAGCAGCATCGACACAAGTAACTGGGACAAATCCTCATGTAGGCACTGCTCAGTTAGGGGAGGACCCATTACCATGGCTATTCGAATATCCAGGAATTTTACCTACAGAACCTACGCTGGCGTTAAACGCAAAGGGACTAGGGCTAGTAACCGCTACGCCGGAAATAGACGGGGTTACGCGTCGTATTCCCCTAGTCGTAAACGTGCAGTCAAAACTTTACCCGAGTTTCGCCTTGGAACTCTTAAGAGTCGCAGTAGACGATCCTTCGTACCAGCTAAAAACAACACCAGAAGGCGTGCAATGGGTTAGAGTCCCTAGTTACCCTTTAATGAATACAGATGCGAATGGTCGTATCTTTTTAAACTGGAATACAAAATTTTACAAACAAACAGGACTGGAGTTTATGGAAAATCCTATACAAGCTCCCTTTGTTATATTCGGCACGACTGCAGAGGGTATAACAAACCCTGTGCCGACCCCTGCGGGGGCTAAATACCCACATGAAATACAAGCAAACATTTTACATAATCTTATTACTGGTAGTGCTCCTTCTACCCCTACTTGGTCTCTTGGAGCTGAGCTGGCAGGAGGATTATTTGCATTACTACTTATTGCAATCGCATCAAGGTCTATTTGGTATTCCGTACCTACTTTAATATTAATAGTAGGTGGGTCACTATATGGAGCCTGGTATAGTTATCAATCTTCTTATTTGTTTGACGTCAGCGGAATCGTAATTATCTCCATTTTGTTTTGGAGTATTCATACATTCCTGAGTTTCTTATCCGAGTATCGTCAGAAACTTCGAATCAAACAACAATTCGGGACATACGTAAGTCCAGACTTAGTGAAAAAATTACAAGAAGACCCAAGTTTACTGAGATTGGGTGGGTTAACTTCACGACTCACTTTTCTTTTTTCGGATATTCGAGGATTTACCCCGATCTCGGAAAAATACCAGAAGAATCCACAAGGACTTACTACTCTGATTAATCGTTTTCTTGACAATCAGACTGAGATTATTCTCAAGCATGGAGGAACAATAGATAAATATATGGGAGATTGCATCATGGCATTTTGGGGTGCGCCATGTCCAGACGAGAATCATGTTGAAAATGCAACAAAGGCAGCTCTCGAAATGAGAGTGGCATTGGGAGAATTGAATGAAAGACTCGCAGAAGAAGGCCTGGATCAAATTAATACAGGAGCGGGCATCAACACGGGAGACTGTGTCGTCGGAAACTTTGGCAGTAGTACTCGTTTTGATTACAGTGTCCTTGGTGATAGTGTCAATCTAGCCGCTAGACTAGAGTCTAGTTGTAAAGAATATGACGCAGATTTAATTATATCCGAGTACAGTTTAGTAGATGGTTATGACTACGAATTTCTTGACGAGGTAACTGTCAAAGGTAAGTCAGAGCCTGTAAAAATCTATACCATACGAAAATAATACTTGACATCAGGTATCGAATTTGATATAATTATCATGTATTTAATACAAAAGTTTTAAAGGAAACAATAATGGATGCCGAGACAGTAGCAAACGATTTAGCCAAGCACGAAGCCGTCTGCGCGGAGCGATGGAAAACTGCATTTAACCGCTTTGATGACTTAGATGAAAATGTTAAGAGAATCGAAACAATACTTATATCAGCGGCAGGCGCCATAATAGTTGCAGGATTTGGAATCTTCGTAACTTTATGGGTAAATCATATGTAGGAGAAAACAATGCAAATGGACTATGATAAAAAAGATATTACTAAAGCACCGAAAGTGAAAAAAGTAGTGAAAGAAGAGCCAGTGCTACCAGCAGGGGCTGAATTAAGCTTTAACGGTACAGCCTGGAGAGTTAAATTTAATGGTGAGACAAAAATGTACAAAACCAAAGAGGAAGCAATAGAATGGCTAACGAAATAAAAGAAGCTTTGAAAAAAGCTGTGGAGAAGTCAGAAGAAACAAACGAAGCTCCAGAACTATCAGGCAGAGTTAAAAAACTACTCGCAAGAAAAAGAAATTTACAGAGAAAAACCCACAATCCAAAGCGTAGTAGAAAGTGATTTCAAAACAACGACTAGAGGAAGAATATATTTGGGTTCATAAAAATACTACTACAATGAGTGGTGGTACTACTATGAAACAAAAGGATAAAATACACGATATTATTCGTAAAGTAAAACCTTTTAGTGTATTAGATTTTGGGTCTGGAAAAGGTTTACAATATAGTAAACATGAAGTTCACAAAGAATGGGGAATACCAAAACCAACTCTTTATGACCCTTATGTAAAAGGTATAGATAAATTACCAGCAGTAGGAACAAAATATTACGATTTAGTACTATGTGTAGATGTGATGGAACACATACTACCAGAAGAAGTAGACGAAATACTACATTCAGTTTTCTTCTTTGGAAATTTTATATATTTTCACATTGATACTAAACCAGCATTAAAGAAATTTAGTTGTGGTACTAACTTTCATGTCAGTCTACACCCCAAAGAGTGGTGGATTGATAAATTACAAGAGTTCGGAGATAATTTCCATGCGGACTTCGAAGAATAAAATACCACATACGGACAGAATAGCGATATGTCAAAAGTGCCCAAACTATAGTAAGTTTTGGAAAACTTGTAAGATATGTCATTGCTTTATGCCCCTCAAAACAAAGTTAAGATGGGCTGAGTGTCCAGACGAGCCACCTCGTTGGACTTAGGGAGATAGAAATGCCAGGACATTACGGAAAAGGTAAAAAGAAAAAGAAAAAAGGCAGTAAGAAAAAATAAACTAAAAAAGTCCAATTAGAGGAGGTGATTATAGATTTACGGAGTGGATGACCTTATACTAAGCACAAGAGCATGAAGATATTTCATGACACGGAAAAATATCGAGGGGTCTCCGCTCCACCTTTAAGGACTAGAAATGAAGAAAAAAGTACTTGTACTTGTAGCAGACGATAATTATATAGAACACTGTAAAGCAGTAATTCATTCAGCAGTAACAGTAGGCAAATGGGATGGCGACATAAGAGTGATTGTACCCCTCGGCACTACACTGCCAAGTGACTTTAAACACGAAGTATTTGAAGTCGAAATGCATACTACTGAAAATAGGTATAATAAATTTTTCCTTTTTCACGATTATTTTAAAAAGTGGGATTGGATATTTTATACTGACTTAGATGTTTTATTTATTGATAAAATAGAATTAGATTTAGAAAAAAGGGATACTCGATACTTGTATGCTAATCCTGATGGAAATAAAGACATACAATATCAATACAAAATTCGATTGTGGGAATTAAAAAACATGATGGAATTTGTAACAAGCGCTGTTCATAGTCCTGGACAAATAGCACTACGAACAGGTTGGTTAGATTTAATTAATTTAAAACCTAATCAACAAGCATTTCAATCTTGTTTTATGCTTTTTAATAGAAGATTAATAGCAGCAAAAACTTTTAGAAGATTGATAGATGCAGCATGGAGTCTAAACCCTTTTGTAAAATTTGAAGACCAGGGTATATTTAATACAGTTTTACATGATAAATGGAAACCTTTATCAAACAAATTTGAAAACAGATGTCCAGTGTTAGACCAAATAGATTGGCACTATCACAAAATACATGAAGTAGATGGACACTGGGACAGAAATGAATATGAAGATATGTGTGCTATTCATTTCTTTAGATACTTTACACCATGGATGCCACAGAATAAAAAATGGTACCCCGTGTATAGAGAACACTTAGAAGGGTATGAACAATTATTTTAAAAAGTTTTGGGAGTTTTTGAAAGGACTATTTCTTAGACGAAAACTAACAAAAGTAGACACCTTTAAACCGAAGTGAGAAGGAAATGGTCTATATCGCGTAAGCGTAAAATAAACTGTGCGAATCCTAGAGGTTTCTCACAAAAGCAGTACTGTAAGCGTCAAAAAAGAGGCGGCAAGTACAAAAGGAGATAATCTATGTTAGATTTCTTAGAATGGGTAATCAGATGGATTCAAGTTATTCCATGGCTGGTTATGGGAGCATCCGTTATAGCGGCTCTAACACCTACTCCAATAGATGATGGTATAGTCAAAAAAGTATATAAAGTAATTGACTGGTTTGCTATCAATGTTGGTAAGGCTAAAGATAAATAGCAACAGGGGGTATCGTGGGCTGAAACGCCCACGGTGCAATTAGGGGAGAAAATGGCAGTCAAAAGACGAAGAAAGACCGCTAAAAAACGTCCAGTACCTACAAATCCTACTCTATATGCGAGAGTAAAAGCAGAAGCAAAGAGGAAATTTAAGGTATATCCATCAGCGTACGCTAATGGTTGGTTAGTAAAAACTTACAAAGCCCGAGGCGGAAAGTATCGAATGGGTACTGGCCGTAAAAGGAGGAAGTAATGGCACGAAAACCAAGCGGAGGACTTACCAAGTGGTTTAGAGAGGGGTGGGTAGACATCTCTCGAAAAAGAAAAGGTGGAGGACATCCACCTTGCGGTAGAAAGTCAGCAAGAGGTAGTAAAGCTGGGGGATATCCAAAATGTGTTCCTGCAAGTAAAGCCGCTAGAATGACAAAAGCGCAAAAGCGTTCTGCCGTAACAAGAAAAAGAAGAGCAGGAAATCCAGGTGGTAAGCCTAGAAATGTTGCTACTTTTGCAAAACGAGGTAGAAAGAAAAAAAGGAGGTAATTATGAGCAATGCTCATAAACTCAGACAAAAGTCAGAAATGGCAAATGAACTTAAAGCGATTGAAAAAACAATGGCAGAAGTAATTTTTACTCGAAGAAACAGATTAGAAAAATTAAAAAAACTGAAAGAATATATTACCATGAGGAAATGTACCTTTCGAGATAAGCAATTAAAAAAGCTTATAGGAGAATACAATGGCTAGAACAGGCGGATTCTTAAGCGGACCTACTGGAGTACATAGTACTCAGAAGATTCGTAAACACAGACTCAAGCGAGGAGTCACAAGAGACATGAATGCTGCAGCAGGTACTTTAGTAAATACAAAAGATGCTTACAGTGTTGGTGCAATGAGATATGGAGCAAGACCTAAAGCAATCGGTCCTAGATTTGGCAAGACTGTTAGACCAAAATCAGCAAGATTTGGCAGAGGCGGTGCAGGAAGAATTTTACCAAGAAGAGGTAGATAATGAAAGCAATACTGAGAGGTAATAAAATTATACTCAAAGGTGGACATACTGATGCTGCTTCTGCTATAAATAGTTGCAAGACTATTATGTCACATTGTCAGATGATACTTGACAATATAGATGAAAATGCAGAAATGATGCCCACTTGGTGGACAAATAAATTAGCAGTTTCAGAACACGAAGTAGTACAGGCCGCTAACGCACTAGTTAACGGATTGGATGATGACCATGGCTCTGACAGCGAGTGAGAAATCTAGATTAAAACGAGCAGGACTAACTCGATTAAATAGTCCAAAAAGAACTCCTAATCATAAAACAAAGAAAGCTGTAGTAGCTGTTCGTGTTGGGGGTAAAGTAAAAATAATTAGATTCGGTGCGCAAGGCATGGGTCATAATTATAGTCCAGAAGCAAGAAAAAGTTTCAAAGCAAGACACGCTAAGAATATTCGTAAGGGTAAATCTTCAGCAGCTTACTGGGCAAATAAAGTCTTTTGGGCAGGCAAAGGCGGTTCTAAAAAACGACCACCTAAATCCCAAAAGCATGTTAAAGGAATTAAACGAAGAAGGAGATAAATATGGCGGTACCTACTATAGATGGCAGAAAACTTTGGTTAGAAGAAGGTTTAGTGCATGGTGGTAATTTTTTAGCAAAGATGATTTCGGAAGAAGCAAAAAGACCTCTTTCGAGTGCAGAACTAAAATTTAAACACTTAGCAGCCGCTTATATTTATCTTTACGAGAAAGCAAAAGACGCTGGAGTTTTAAACGAAAGTGATGAAGAATTTATTTTTAACAACGAGACTATACATTGATAAATATTAGTAGATTAGATATTGACTCAGAAAATCTGATGAAATTCGATGATCGTAGATTTATTAAGTTACCTATTGAAGGTTATATGGAGTTGCTGGGTATTAATCCTAATACTAGTCAAACAGCAATAATTAATGCAATAAACAATCCTAAATATCGTTTTATTACTGCCGCTGTTTCTAGAAGACAGGGTAAAACTTATATTGCAAATATTATTGGTCAGTTAATTACTTTAATTCCAGGTGCTAATGTTTTACTTATGTCACCTAACTATTCCTTATCGCAAATTTCTTTTGATTTGCAAAGACAATTAATCAAGCATTTTGATTTGGAGGTATTACGAGATAATGCAAAAGATAAAGTTATTGAACTATCGAATCATAGTACGATTCGTATGGGTTCCGTTAACCAAGTTGATTCGGTCGTGGGTAGGTCTTATGACCTCATCATATTTGACGAGGCCGCTCTC